CAATACATCAACCAACTGAATCTTATAAAAAAGGTTGGGATAGAATATTTGGAAAAAAGAAACACTACATTACACATGGTTATGAAGGTGTAGAAATTCTTGTGCCAGTAACAGAAGAGACAAATGAAAAAGAAAACAAGTGAACCTCTTATAGTTGGTAAGAAAAGATATTATAAATATAAAATAATATGGGAAGATATAGTGGGGGATTCAACACTAGCAACATCAAATGAATTTAATAATATGACGTGTGCAGAGGTACATACAGAGTGTTGGATATTTGATAAGACACTTGACTATGTTTATTCTTTTGCAAGTTATTTTATAGATAACGGAGAAATAGAATTTGGGGATAGAAATGTCTATCCTCGTAGTGTAATAAAGAAAATGATAAGGATATAATATGAAATATGTTTTTGATACAGAGACAGACGGATTATTATTTGATTGTACGAAGGTTCATTGCATTGTTTTAAAAGATATAGACAAGAATGAGATACTTACTCCTACAGTTGACCAGGCATTAGAACTTTTATCGAATGCTGAATTAATTATAGGACATAATATAGTCAAATTTGATATTCCAGTCTTAAAAAAATTGTATGGATTTAAAACTAAAGCAAAAGTTTTTGATACCATAGTTGCGACACGGTTAATTTGGTCAGACTTAATGGAGTCAGACATGAGACGTGTTCATAATAAAAATTATCCTAGAAATTTAGTAAACAAACACTCCTTAAAATCTTGGGGTGTTCGATTAGGAAATTATAAGCAACACATAACTACAGATTGGCAAACATTTACAAAAGAAATGTTGGAATATTGTATTCAAGATGTTGAGGTAACGCATACATTGTACCAAAAGATTTTGCAGAAAAAATATTCCGAGCAATCTTTAGAATTGGAACACTTAATTTCGGAAATAATAAGTAGACAAGAACAATATGGTGTTCTTTTTGATAAAGATAAAGCAGCTAAACTTTATGCAACTCTTTCATCTGAGAGAGATACTATTAAAAAAGAAATGGAAAAAACTTTTCCACCTCTTAAAAGAGAAGAAGAGTTTATACCAAAAGTAAATAATAAAACACGTGGTTATGTTAAAGGTCAGCCCTTTATTAAAGTAACTCACGAAGACTTTAATCCATCAAGCAGAAGACATATAGCTGAACGATTAAAGATTAAATATAATTGGAAGCCAAAAGAATTTACTAATGATGGTCAACCAAAAGTTGATGATAGAGTTTTAAATTCTTTAGATTATTCTGAAGCTAAACTCCTGGCTCGTTATTTCTTATTAGAAAAACGAATAGGTATGTTAGCTGAAGGAAGACAGGCTTACTTAAAATTGGAACGTAACAATAGACTACACGGAACGGTGAATACTAACTCTGCGATAACTCAAAGAGCAACGCATTCAAATCCTAATTTAGGACAAGTTCCTGCTGTTACTGTTCCTTACGGTAAAGAATTTAGAGAATTGTTTATCGTTCCAAAAGGAAAAGCAATGTGTGGTGTTGATGTATCTAGTTTAGAAATTAGATTATTAGGACATTACATTGCTAAGTATGATAACGGTGCGTATGCAAATCTTGTAGTTAACGGTGACATACATACTGAAAATCAAAAACTTGCAGGATTAGATACACGTGACCAAAGCAAAAGATTTTTATATGCTTGGCTTTATGGTGCAGGTGTAAATAAGATTGCAGAAGTAACAGGTAAATCTAACAAGGACGCAGCTCAAGTAAGAACTCGTTTCTTAAATAGATTACCTGCTTTAAGTAAACTAATAAAACAAGTTCAAGAAACTTCAGAGCGAGGATATTTAATTGGCTTAGATAGAAGACAAGTCAAAGTTCGTTCAGAGTACGCAGCTCTCAATACTTTATTACAAAGTGCAGGGGCTATAGTATGTAAGCAATGGTTAGTTGAATTTGATAAATCTGTTAAACATATTGAAGGTGTTCAGCAATTACTTTGGGTGCATGATGAAATACAAATCGAATGTCCTGAAGATAAAGCTGAAGAAGTTGGAAAATTAGCTGTTGAGTCTATTAAGAAAACAGGTGAACATTTCAATTTAAGAGTACCGTTGACAGGTGAATATAAAATCTCAAACAATTGGAGTGGAACACATTAATGCCAAAAGGAAATAAAAAATTTGACATTGACTTAAAGTATGGACAAGAAAGAGAAGATAGAGTTGTCTCTTTATTGATGTCAAAAAAAGAAAAATGCGAAGTGAAAACAGAAAGAGATTGGTGGTATAAAACCGGAAACATAGCAATTGAAATTGAATGTTATGGAAAACCAAGTGGGTTGATGACTACTGAATCTGATTATTGGATTCATGTATTAGCTACAGGTGATACAGATTATTGTAAGCTAGTATTTGATGTACCTAAATTAAAACAAATAGTAGAGAAGTTTAAGGATAGAACAAAAATGGTTGGAGATAATTTTGCAGCCAAATGTGTTTTAATACCTTTATCTGAACTATTTATAACTGACGGAAAGGGAAAATAGAAATGGCTAAAAAAACAATAGTAATAGATGGTGATATTTTAGTATATAAATGTGCTGTAAATGCTGAGTACGACCAACATTGGGGAGACGGCTTATGGACATTACACGCAGATGAAAGCCAAGGAAAATATTTAGTGCTTTCTGAAATAGAAGACCTTAAAGAAAAGTTTAAGGCAAATAAAGTAATTGTAGCGTTGACTGATAAAAACAATTTTCGAAAAGATGTTTTACCAACCTACAAGGACAATCGAAAACAAAAACGTAAACCTCTTATACTGAAGGCTTTACGTGAGTATCTAGTGAAGGAATGGAATGCAATAATTCTACCGAATCTAGAAGCAGATGATGTCATGGGCATTATCGCAACCAAACCTAGGAAGAACGAGAAGATAATTCTATGTTCAATAGATAAAGACTTGAGACAAGTTCCAGGTACTTTATATAATGGTGAAACTATGGTTAAAAGAAGTAACAAAGAATGTAATTGGTGGCACTTAGTGCAAACACTTACAGGTGACGCTGTTGACGGCTTTTCAGGTTGTCCTACAGTTGGAATAGTTACTGCTCAAAAAATTCTTAACAATAAAAGAATGACTACTAGAAAAATGTGGGACTTAGTTGTTAAGACTTATGAGAAACAAGGTCTTTTCGAACATGATGCTTTACAACAAGCACGTGTTGCAAGGATTTTAAGACACGGAGATTACAATAAGAAAACAGGTGAGGTAAACTTATGGCAAGTATAGAAGGTGATACTTACTTGTCTGAGTTAAAATCAAAAGCTGAAAAAGATAAAGATAAAGAGGTGGTAGATAAGCCACCTCACTATTTGAAATATAAAATTGAGCCTATAACTTTTGTAATGACAAATCAATTACCTTTCGCTGAAGGAAATGTTATCAAATATATAATGCGTTGGCGTGATAAGAATGGAATACAAGATTTGAAAAAAGCTAAACGCTATATTGATTTAATAATTGAATTAGAAGAAACAGGAAATATTGACCCTAAAAAAGAATGGAAGGAATAACATGGACTACAGTAAAGATACATTAATAACGGAAGCAGGAATGAGAATACTTAAAGACCGTTATCTAACCGATAGCGAGACAAGCCCTCAACAAGCTTTTAAAAGAGTAGTAGATACTTACTCTGATGATTCTACAATGGCTGACCGTATGTATAAATATGTATCTAACTTGTGGTTTATGTTCGCTACTCCTATTCTAACTAATAGTGGAACAAAAAGAGGAATGCCAATTTCATGCTTTCTTAATTATGTTCCTGATAGTAGAGAAGGGCTAACTGAACATTACACAGAGAATGCTTGGTTAGCTTCTGTTGGTGGTGGCATTGGTGGATATTGGGGACACGTAAGAAGTGACGGAACAAAAACTTCAGGTGGTTCTCAATCTTCAGGTTCAATTCCTTTTATGCACGTAGTAGATAGTGAAATGTTAGCTTTCTCTCAAGGTAAAACTAGAAGGGGCAGCTATGCAGTCTATCAAGATATTAGTCACCCTGAAATAGAAGAATTTATTGAGATGAGAAAACCTAGTGGTGGAGACGTTCATAGAAAATGTTTGAACCTTCATCACGGTGTAGTTATTACAGATGAATTTATGAATATTATCGAAGACTGTACAAAAAATTTAGGGGCAAATGATGATTGGCAATTAATTGACCCTCATACAAAAAAAGTTGTGCGTACTGTCTCTGCTCGAAAATTGTGGCAAAAAATTTTAGAGACTAGAGTAACAACAGGTGAGCCTTATTTGTTTTTTAAAGA